GGGACGTGTCGGCGGTGGATACCCCGGCTTATGACACCACTTCTATATATGCGCGGGACCGCTTCCAGGCGGAAGCCGAGGGAGAAAAAACGGCGGCAGCGGAGGCAGCCGAACGGCGCACAAAGGCAATTGCCATGGACATTGAAACCACTCTTATGATTAACGGAGGTATGAACCAATGAAGAAATCCCAAATTATCGCCCGGCTGAAAGAAATCCGTTCCGCCATCGGCCAGCCCAATGCCGACATTACCGCCCTGGAAACAGAGGCCCGCAGCCTCAAAACGGAGCTTGACCAGATCGAAGCCCGCTCCGCTCTTTTTGATGGCCTTCCCGACGAAGAAACGCCGCCCACGAATCCCATTGCGCGCAGGGACGGCACCAACATTGACGTATTGACACCGGAGGGCATCCGTGCCACGCCTGAATATAGAAGCGCATGGCTTCACAGGCTGCAGGGACGCCCGTTGAACGAGGCAGAACAGCGTGCCATGAGCACCGGCGCGGGCAGCGGCGCGGCGGCTGTGCCTACCACCACCCTGAATAAGATCATTGAAAAGCTGGAGCAGGTCACGGCGCTATATCCCAGGATCAGCAAATCGTCCGTGCCGGGCAATATGAAAATCCCGGTGGAGACTGCCGCCCAGGCCGCATCCTGGCATCAGGAAAACGCGAATATCAACGGCGGCGATCCGGCGATCGATGCTATCACCCTTGCCGGGTATGAGCTTGTTAAGCTGGTGACGGTATCAATCGCATCCCGCAAGATGATGATTGACGCATTCGAAGCGTATGTTGTCAATCAGATTGTGCGGAAAATGGCTATCGCTATCGAAGCAGCCATTGTTTCCGGCACGGGTGAAGGGCAGCCCACGGGCATTTTGGTGGGCGTCACTTTCACGGTAGGCGCAAACAAAGTTACCTATCCCAGCACCGGGGCTACCTATGATACCTTCATGGATGCTTTAGCGCTCCTGCCGGGCGCTTACCATGTCAACGCCATCTTTGTTTGCAATACCAAAACCAAGTATCAGCGAATCAAGAAGGTGAAGGACCAAGAAGGGCGGCCCATGTTCACCGATGGCATGATTGACGCCAAAGCGGTTGTTGTTAATGACCGCATTCCGGATGGAAAAATTCTGCTGTTCAACCCGGAGTATTACCACATGAATTCGCAGCAGGAAATCACCATTGACGTTTCCGACCAATCCGGCTTCCGAGCCGCCCAAATCGACTATCGGGGTTATGCCTTGATGGACGGCAAACCCCTGCTGGCCGAAGCCTTTGTGTTGATCGAACAAGAAGCTTGATGCCATCAGGCAGAAAGGGGCATAGCATGAGCGACCCAGCACTTATAGGAACCGAAGCATTGGTCAAAAAGGCAAAGCTTCAACTGCGAATCACCATAGATGCATTGGATGATGAAGTCACCGGACTTGTGGATTCTTCCTTGGCTGATATGACCATGCGCGGCATCGATGCCGCCCGGCTATGCCCCAACAGCGCGGCGGTAAGTGCTATGGAGCCGCTTGCCGTCCGCGCTGTTATGCTGTACTGCAAGGCGCATTTTGGGGTTGCTGGTGACATGGGAGAACGCAGCCAGTACATGGCCTGCTACGATAACCTGACGCAAAGTATGGCGCTATCGCAGGAGTATATGACCGGGGGTGTTGTGGATGCCGGGGATGAAGGCACAACTTGAGCTTATCAGCGTAACCCTGGCGGACGACGCCAACCAAACCGAAACCAAAACGAGCGTGACCGTATTTGCCGAGGAACTACCCAAATTCTCAAATGAATTCCATTCGGCCAGGGCATCCGGCAAAGATCTGCAACATGTCATGAAGGTGCATGCCTTTGAGTATAGCGGCCAAACCATAGCAAAGTTCCAGGGGAAGGAATTCGATGTTTACCGCAACCACCAGAAGGATGATGACTGGATCGAACTGTACCTATCCAGCAAGGGGAAGCCATAATGCTACATGCAACATTTGGTGCGGCCAACATCATGGAACGCCTATCTATGATGGTGGACAATATCAGCAAGATAGATATTGACGCAGCTATCCATGAAGCGCTTGACGAGCTTGCCGATGTATTGCTTGTCCATATGCAGGAGATTGTGCGCAAGCATTACCAAACCGGGAATGCATACAAGGCCATCAAGCGGACAGATGTACAGCGGTCCGGCAACTTTCAATGGGTGGAAGTAGGAGCCATGAGCATACGCCTTGAGGACAAAGACGGCTTCCATGTTGTTTATCAAGAGTATGGTAGCCCTGGCAAGCTGGAGGCAGACCCATGGTTGCGCCCAACCATGGAGAACAAAACCCTGATAAATAAAACCATCCTAGACGTTTTCAAAAAGTGGGGTATTCCAAATGTCAAAGCTGCCTGAGGTGCAAATGTATGACTATATCCATCAAGCCCTTGCAGGCGTATGCGAACACCGGGCCGCCATCAAGTTCAAATCCACCGATACTTTGCCAGATGCCATATGCACCTATTATCTAGTAGTAGGCAACCCGCAAGGCTTCTTTGGGAACACCCCGCGCCGGGAGAATGAACGCTACAGCGTACAGTATGCCGACAGGGACAGGAGCAAACTGGAGCCAAAGGCGGCAGCCATACGGGCAGCCATGGCGGCGGCGGGATTCCTTTACGTGGGCAAAAGCCCGGACTTGCCCCATGATGAGACAGGCCATTGGTCAAGAACCCTGGATTTTCGATATTTTGAGGAGGTAGCAAACCATGGATAAAACCATCAATCCTGTTGTCGTGGGTGAAGCCATTGGCACGGAAGAATTGTATGTTGCCGAGGTTACGGCGGACAGCGAAGCCACCTATACTACAGCAACGCCTGAATCTGTCGCACCTATGTCTACGATTGCCCGCGAAACTACCGTAAATACCAAAACCCGGTATTACGGGAATGCAGCCATTTTTACCGATTCCGCCGAGGGCGAAACTAAAATGACCGTCGTTATTCCTGGCCTGACGGTTCAAGGCCGTGCCGTGCTCATTGGCAAGACCTTTGACGCCGCCGCAGGCAAGATGTACGACAATGGGGCCGTAAACTCCAAATATTATGCCATGGGGTATGTGGTGAACCGCCCCAACGGCGTCAAAGAATTCACATGGTACAACAAGGGCAAGTTCGTCATCCCCAAGGACGAGGCAGAAAGCGTGAACGGCGGCGGAATAAACGAAAAACCGCTGACTCTGGAGTATGTGGCGGTCAAGACGCAAAAGAAGTTCCAGCTTGACGCTAACACGCGGGACGGCGTAAAATCCATTTCCGCCGACACGTCCAACGTAGCTTTTACGGACGCGGCCACATGGTTCGCTACCGTTAAGACCCCGCCCGCCATCGTGGCAGGCTGATGGAGGGTGGATAAATGGATAAGCTGACATTTGCTCCCGTTCAAATCACGCTGTATGATAAGGACGATGAACCGATTCAAACATATAGCGTTTCCGTAATCCGTTGGGGACTGTTGAAGCAAGCTATCAAGCTTTCCAAGCAGATCAATATCAAGGATTCTGAGATAGAGGAAGGCGCAATGGACGCCATATCCGGCTTTATCTGCCGCCTATTCGGAGATAAATTCACGCCCCAGCAATTGGACGATGGCGCGGATATCTCTGAAATCATGGCCGCCTTCCGGGCAGTCATCAACAGGGCGGCAGCCGTGGGAAACGTATAGAGGGGGACGCCGACGCGCCCCCCACCCCTTATTGGCCCCAAGAGCTTGAGCACCAAATATGCAAAATCCTTCCCGGAACAAGTCTGGCTTCGCTCGATGATACAGACATCGAAACGTTGCTGGACTTTGTTTTTTACATCAACAATCAACAACAGCAGGAAAATGAACAGTTTGTAACAATCAACGGCAAGCGATACAAGAAAGTGGAACAGTTCAGCAAGCCCACATAAAGGCAGGTGATTTTTTTGCCGGATGATGTAAGCGGAAAAATTGGGCTGGATACTACCGAGTGGAAAACAGGCGTTTCGGATATCAACAGGGATGTACGGGTTATTGAATCCGGCTTTAAAGCCGTAGCCGCTGGTATGGACGATTGGTCAAAATCAGCGGACGGCCTATCTGCCAGAAATAGCGCGTTGACTGAAATCATCGGCAAGCAACAGCAAAAGGTTGCGCTTTTGCAGGGCGAGTATGACAGAATGAAGCAGGCCGCCGCCGACAATGGCGACGAGACGGAGCGCACGGCAGCCGCTTTGCAGGACTTTGAAATCAAGATCAACAAGGCCAAGGAACAGCTTGCCAAATCAGAAACGGAGCTTCGCAAGAACAGCACCGCCTTGGATACCATGGAAAAAGGCACCGGAGAAGCAAGCAAGGGAACCGAAAACCTTGCCGACAAGACCAAGGATGCTGAAAAAAACACCATCAGTTTTACGGACTCCCTAAAAAAGGCCGGACAGTATGCGGCGCAGGGATTTGCGGCGGCGGCGAAAGCTGCCGCCGCTGCCGTTGCAGCCATCGGCACGGCAACGGTAGCGGCCACAAAGCAAGCCTTTGACTTTGCCAAGGGCGCGGGCGAAATGGCGGACAATGTAAACACGCTATCCCAGCAAACGGGTGTTTCTGCCGAACAGCTTCAAAAGTGGCAGTATGCATCCAATTTCGTTGATGTATCAGTTGAAACCATGACAGGGAGCATGGCAAAGCTGGTAAAGCAAATGGGTAGCGGGAACAAAGCGTTTGATACGTTAGGGGTATCTATACGGGATAAAGTCACCGGGGAATTACGGGACAGTGAAGCCGTATTTGCAGATGCCATAGACGCACTTGGGGGTATTGCTAACGAAACCGAACGGGATGCCCTTTCCATGGAGCTTTTCGGGAAAAAGGCCCAGGACTTGAACCCGCTAATTAAAGCCGGGGGCGACACCTTGCGCCAGCTTGGAGAAGAAGCGGTTCAAATGGGCACCGTCTTTAATGACAACGCACTAACTGCCATGGGCGCTTTTGATGATTCCATGCAGAAGTTCAACGCCACCGGGGAAGGCATGAAAAACGTCATTGGCATGACCGTCATGCCAATGTTTCAACCTTTGGTGGACACGGCCACCGGGGCCATGGCGCAAATCTCCACAGCCTTGCAGGACGGTTTACAGCCAGGAGAATTTGAAACCATCACACAAAACATCATTGGTACGCTGCAGCAATCATTGACCGGGATCACACAGATTGTAACGGATGCCGTACCGCTTGTGTTAGAGGGGCTAAACGCCGTCATGTCCGCACTGATAACTGCATTGCACGGACTGTTGGAAACGCTGCTACCCGCCGCCATGAGCCTGCTGCAAGGGCTGATAGACGGCATCACTGGGAACCTGAACGGATTCATAGCCTTGGCCGTCACGCTTGTAACCACCCTGGCAGAATTCCTTATTCAGAACGTGCCAACGCTCCTAAAAGCGGCGATTGCCATATTGCAGGGGATCATAGACGGAATCATTGACAGCCTGCCGGAGTTGATCCCCTTGGCCGTTCAAATGCTGGTGGAGCTGGCGCTTGCATTAGTTGATGCCATACCCAACCTTGTGGCCGCCTTACCGCAGATCATAGCCGCCATCGTGGATGGATTACTCAAGGTGGATTGGTTGGACGTAGGGTTCAAAATCCTAACCGGAATCATCACAGGGCTTATCAATACCGTGGGAAGTTTGTTGTCTTCCGTTTGGGACATAGCCAATCAAATTGTTGGAGTGATATTCAAAACTGATTGGGGCGAAATCGGCAAAAACCTGCTGAATGGCATTACAGACGGCATGTCCAATATTGTAAGCACCGTAAAAGAGAAGGTAACAGGCTTTTTCAAGAATATATGGGATGGCGTGAAATCCTTCTTTGGCATTCATTCCCCTTCCACGGTAGCGGCGGAAGATGGAAAGAACATCATGCGGGGCATGCAGGATGGAATGCAGAATGCCCAACCATCTGCCATGGAAAAGGTCAAGGGTGTTTTCAAAGGTATATGGGATGGCATTAAGTCTATCTTTGGTTTTGGCAGCGGTGGAACTGATGCCGCCGAGGCCAAAAAGACAGGCGAGGAAGTAACAAAGGGCGTTGCCGATGGCGTTAGCGGGGCAGGCGGCACAGCCGAAAAGAGCGTCAAGGACCTTTCCGCCCGCATCATTGACCTGTTCAGGGTAGAACTTGGGGTAAGCGGAAGCGGCAGCACCAAAACCCGACCGTTTGGCGAAAACGCCGCCAGGGGCATTATAGACGGCCTGCAATCCATGCTGTCCGGCCTACGGTCAGCCGCGCAGGAAATAGGAAATGCCATTTCGGATGGAATAGCCCAAGGTATCAAAAATGGCACAAACGAGATTATTACCGCCGCCAAGAAGGCCGCCACAAGCGCATTAAGCGCCGCAAAAAGCCAACTAGGCATTCACTCCCCTTCCCGCGTTATGGCGGAGCAAGTGGGCCTTCCGGCCATTCAGGGCATTGCCCAGGGCTTACAGGCAAACGCTGGGTTGTTAAAAAAGAGCATGCAGAACATTGCCGGGAATCTCACCGTAAAGGTTGGAAATGTGCAGCCCATCACCGTACCCGGAAAGGCTAGCGGAGCCGGAAAAACCATCCTTTCGGCTATCTTGCAGGTGGATCGTCGGACATTAGGACAAGTGGTCTTTGAATTAGCTGACGAGGGGCAGGGATTTGCAGCATCCAATCAAACACGGCATGATTTGGGGGTGGTGTTGGTATGATTCGCTACAGGGGCACTTATCCGGTGAATGACCAAGCCATTATCCTTACCAACCTGAATATAACTCCCGTGCCGGAAATCGAATACACCACGGCAAAAATCCCACAAATGGCGGGACTGATGCCCATAGACAAAACCCATAATGCAAGAGCCATCAATACCACATTTCAGCTAAATGGCAAGACGCCCGATGAAAACGCCACTCTTTTGGCGCAGCTGGCCCGTTGGTCAGATAGCGACTATGAGGAACAGTTAACCCTGGACGAACGCCCAGGGCTTTATTATCTGGCAACGCTGACAGGATCAACAGAAGCAGACCTTGCGGAAATGTGGCCGGAGGTAACGCTTACTTTCACATGCCCCTATCCATACGCCTTATCAACGGCTATAAAAGACGCGGCGGTAGGGAATCCATTCACCTATGCAGGAGATATCCGAGCATGGCCGACGATTACTTTTCTTGCCACAGAAGCCACAGCGGGCGCTCAATGGTCCAATGGGCAGCGTATCGTCACCCTTGACTATACCATCCTGGCCGGGCATACCGTCATCATTGACAACGCCAAGCACGCCATCACGGATAACGGAGAATCCATCCTGCAGCACCTTTCCTTGCTGTCTGACTGGATGTATCTTACCAAAGGGCAAAATACAATCACAGGCCCTGGCGGGCTTGTGCAATGGAGGGATATTTGTCTATGATCCTCATGATATTTGATAAGTATGAGAGGCGCATAGCAGATATTGAAACCATCCTATCCTGCCCGCATACGGTCAGCGAAAGTGAGAATGTACTATCCGTCATGGGTTATAACATCCCAACGGAAGGGAAATATGTAGCTTTGCGGGATCTGGACGGAGATTTGCAGCTTTTCGAGATCCGCACGCGGAAGGATGATCCCCTCACCAAGCAAACGGAGCTTTACGCAGAGCACGCCTATTATGAGCTTTTGACAGACTTCCCTATTGAAGACGTGCGGCCAACAAATGTGCAGGCCGGGTTTGCTTTATCGCAAGCCCTGGCCGGCACGCGCTGGCAGCCGGGGAATGTCATTGAAACGGGCATTTCGTCCGCAAGATGGTATTACATACCCCGCACCACAGTTTTGGCAGACATAGCGGAGAAGTGGGGCGTACGCCTTAAGCCGCGCATAACCGTTTCAGGGGCGCAGATCAGCGGGCGCTATATTGACATCGTTAGCAAAGCCCCTGTATGGCGCGGGAAGCGGTTCGAAATCGGGAAGGACATTCTATCCGCCCTATACACTCTAGATGATAGGAATGTCATCACGGCCATTATCGGACGCGGCAAAGGCGAGGAAACAGGCGACGGATACGGGCCACGAATCGATTTTTCAGACGTGGTTTGGTCAAAGGCAAATGGCGACCCAGCAGACAAGCCAGCCGGGCAAAACTATATAGAGGACCCGGAGGCCACCGCACTGTATGGCATATTAGGCAGCAGGCCGCGAGTAACCACAAAGGTATATAGCGACATAACCGACCCTGCCGCCCTTCTGGCGGCCACGTGGGCCGATTTACAGACGGTGTGCCAGCCTGCATTATCTTCCACGCTAACGGTCATGGATTTGGAGCGGATAGGCTTCCCCCATGAAGCGGCACGGTATGGGGATGATGTGGCATTTATCGCTGACGGCATCCGCGCCCGTTCTGTTATCGTTTCCGTTGTCCGAGAATACGCCCAACGCGGGCAGGACGTTTTCCAGCTTGGAGCCTTGCGGGATTCCGTGGCGTCCAGCGTTGCCAAGCTCAACCGATCCATGAACAGCACCGCCACAGCGGCGGCAGCCGGGGCGGCCATTGCACAGCAAAACCCGTCCTTATTGCAGGGCTATCTTGATACGATGATAACCCGCATCCTATCCACCGGGACGAATATGCATTCTGACCCGCTGGACGGCGGGCTTGTATTCGAAAGCGCGGATAAAACGTCTGCCGTAAAAATCACAGGGCAAGGCATGCTATGCGCCGCTGCAAAAATAGGTGAGCAATGGCAATGGCGAACCGCTATAGATGGTCATGGCGGCGTTGCTGACATGTGGACAGTAGGCGTCCTGCATGCGAACTTAATCAAGATACTTGGTACTGATAAGTTCTATTGGGATTCATCGAACATATTCATCATATCGCCAAATGACAGCAATAAACAAATCCGCATTGGTTGTTATGATGGTACAAATTACGGCATTGGCTATACAAAAGATGGCGGGCAGACGTGGAAAAACGCCATTGGTTTTGATGGCGTTGTTTTTTCCGTTGACACTTTGCAAAGCCAAATAGACAGTCAAGGGAATGCCCTTAATGAGCTTAACACGCTTGTTACCACAAGCTTTAGGGTAACTGATGAAGGCGTTATTGTAGGCAAAAGCAATGTACCAACGTCCGTTCTTGTCGGTGCGGACCGTGTAGCGATCCGGGATCAACACAACAACGAAGTGACCAAAATAA